TCCACGATGTCCTCGATGTCTGAACCATCATCAAAACAGCGAAGCAAGGACTCAGCAAGTTCTACACTGGCGTTTTTAGGCGCGTGTAATTTTACTGTTGCCCATACTTCATGAAGTAGTGCTACTTCAGGACTCATCTGCGTATTCCTCTGTGACTGGTTCTAAATCAAGTTCAGTGGGGTCAACATCTTCTGGAGCATCGTCATTGACCATGGGATTTTGTCCCCACTCGTCTATAATTACCTGAAGTTTGTCTGAAGTCCAGCCTTTTCTGAACTCTTTGATAACTTCACCTGTCACTGGAGATACATACGCCAGTTTGTTTCCTTCCTTGACTAGGATGCCACGGGCTTCACACATATCCATCAGGCCACTGAATGGATCCATGCCGCGCTCATAGGGTATCTTAATCTGCACTCCTTCAAAAGGCTTGCTGTAGCGAGTCTTCATTACTTTGCAGGCTGAACGGATACCGTGTACCTGTGAAGTTTTGTTTCCTGACTCATCTTCCTTGAGTTTGAGCTTCTTCATTGCCACAACAATGCTCGATGCGTAAATAAAACCTTGTCCGCCTGAGATCTTGTCATCAGGGTCGAACATGTCTTGTGACGCATAGGTGTGATTGGTTGCTACAATTCCCACAGGGTAAGGCGCAAGTTGGTTAACCATGTTACGAACCAAACTTGTGAGTGCTTTGGGCTTACGGCCCATGTCACCCTTCATGTCACCCTTCTGGAACTGATCAACGTCAGTGGGCGTTAACAACATACCCAGGCTGTCAATCACAAACAAAACCTTGGGCATCTCTGAGTATTCCAGATCGCCGTACTTGGATTTGTAGTCTTTCATGAACTCACTTAGTGTCTTGGCAACATCATCAATCATGCTCACAAGAATTTTAAGTAGTTTCTCAGGACTGGTGTCAACATCCAATGCCTGTAGCCAGTCCTCATCCAGAGCGTTCTCTGAATCAAACAGTACTACCTGACACCCAATGTCCTGAGCGTTTTTAACAATGTTACCCGAACAAATAAACGACTTACCTGAGCCGGACTCTCCGGCAAATACGCTTACCTTTCCCAAGGGGATACCCTTGTTAAAATCTCCTGAAATAAGATAGTTCAGGGTATGATTGCCTGTGCTGACCCAATCTTGTGGGTCATGGAACCCCGCACTGATGCCACTAATGCTCTTAGTCACACCCGTGCGGAACTTACTTAGGTCAAATGGTTTTTGCATTGTTTACTCCTTATGCTTCTTTCTGACGGTTACGAATCATGTTCAGAATGTCATCTGCTGATTGCTTACCATCTGCGGCGGGTGTTGCTGGAGCAGGTGCTTCTGCCACTGGCTCTGCTGGTGCTGGTGCCGCTGGAGCAGGTGCTTCTGCTTGTGGTGCTGGAGCAGGAGCAGGCGCAGTTGCTACTGGAGCAGTAGTTTTCTGCTGCGCTGTCTGACCTGGTGCTGGTGCCGCTGTGGCTGGAACATCAATGCCATAGGGCTTGTAGAAGTTACCCCAACGCTCTGGGTCATACAGTTCACCGTCAACACTTGCCTCAAACATCTGGCTAATCACAGCATAGTGATCTGCTGTGGGACGAGCCGGCATGAAGTCTTTGAGATCATACAAGCCATGTGCTTCAATAGCTGCCAGTTCAGTTTCGTCCAGTGCGCGTTCACGACGTGACCAAGAACTAGTAGTATAGTCTGCGTGACCGTCACCCTTGGTAGTCTTGGTCAATCTGAAGTCAGTGCCGTTTACATAGTCTGTGGGCAAATGCTCCATGTCAGGATCCATGAGTGCCGACTTGATGATCTGGAAAACCTGTGGACCAATAATAAAGCGTCGGATAGGATTCTCTGGTGTTTCTTCTTCCAAGGGGTTATTGGTTACATAGCCCTGAAAGATGTAAGATCGCTTCTTCCAGTACTTACCAGCCTGTTGCTTGAGCGTGTCGTCTTTGTACCAGGGTCTGACTTCAGTGAGTACAGGACAAGTGTCACCGTAAATCTCACCACAGGGTACCTGTACGGTCACTTTACGTTGCTCTGCTGGGCTAGCACCTACTACACCTGGGAATTCCAAGCGAATAATATTTCGCTCAGTCCAGAAGAATGTGTTGTCAGGATCGCCATCAGGCAGGAAACGCATGGTTGCTGTAGAGCCTTCTGGGATGTTCCAGAAAGGGTACATTGCGTTATCGCCTTGGAATTTGGATTTGTTTGAGTCTTGCTTGGGCTCCATTGCCTGGAGTTTTGCGCGGATTTCTGCTAAAGTTGCCATCGTTTTATGCCTCTTGTTTTATGCCAATGTGTGGGATTTTGTATCCCTATGCCATAGTATAATGCCTAGATCAGGGTTTGTCAAGTAAAAAACCTATTTTACTTCAGGGACTCTCTTGGATTCCCTCCTGAACAAAGTTATTTATCCGATCGATTTAAATGTGCCATAGAAATAGGCTATTAGTAGATACATTAAGTCCATTTGTCGTTAAAGTACTCATAATAATCTGGAAGTAAATTTATAGATTCTACGTTATTACGATAGGATGAAAACCACGCATAATCACACAACGGCATAGTTCTGTTGGTATTTTCAAAAATTACATTATGGTTCATACTTTCGAACATAGTTTTAGTATCATTGTATCTGTTTATTAGATTTTGCTTATTGTGCTCAACTATTTCAGCTATTTCTTCCTGATGTACTTGTAAATTTATCTTGAAACGTTTTACTACCCTGACTAACTCCTGACATTCAGTGTGTACATTGTGATCATTGATATTAGGCCAAAAATTATCTATCTCTGTCCCATAAAATTTTTCAAAAGTCTGATATCCCATTTGATTTAAAAAATCGTGACAGCCGTATTCTCCAAGCAATATAAATGGATGACTATTATAAATAGTTCTGTAAGTTTTTTCAGTCAGCCAAGGTTTATCCTGAAAGAGGTTGTGACACCCAGCGGAATAAGGACTTGGTATCTTAAATCCGCTAGATGATTCCGAAATTAAACTCCATCCAGTCTTGCTATAAAGTTCTGAATCATATGGATAACCAGTGTAATGCTGATTGCCACCCTGAGTCATCAAATCTAAAGAAAAATCCAGATCTTTTTCCAATGGCAGAAAGAATTCTTCGGTAGTATTCAACTCATCAAAAAGATCTTGTGGGATACCACTCCTTAAAAGTTTTAAAGAATATACCATATCTTTTAATGCGCCGGATTCGTGCAAATATTTAATAGGTGCCAGTCTCTGCATCTTATTAGATTTGCCAGGCAAAAACAAACCTGTAGAAAGTCTGCTCCATTTTGGACTCTCTTTTACTAATCCATGGTGGTGGTATGCGCCTGCTTGATATTCAAAGTGGTTATATGAGATTCCTAAATCAGGAGTTATTTCAGTTGTGTCGTTGGCTAGCCACGTAATATCATAACCATGCTGCATGGCTTCGTGTACTTCCCTTGTGAATTTTTCACGGTTGTTACATATTTCATTTGCCGTGACCAACATATAACTATTTGCTTCTTTATTTCTAGATTTGTTATTCACTAAATCAGGGTCATTTTCTATTTTTTGTAGAATAGTATGATCTGAATGTCCTGAGTTGTATGTTAAAGGTAATGATGTTTTTATTTTATGTGTGTTAATGTTAAAATCCCTAAATCAAAATAGTTTCTACCACAGAATTATTAAAAATGCTGATGCTTTTAATTAGATTGTGTTAAGCTACTGATCGACCAAATCGATCACCACCAGCCGCATCTGATGCAGTAATCTTTTGTTCACCAGTGCCGTCCAGATTGTAGCTATATACTGCACCTTGGTTGCCGTCATCGCCATAGGCACCCACTATAACTTTGTCTCCCTGAATAGCAACTGAGAAACCAAAGTAATCATTACTAGCACCGTCACTTGCCACAATCTTTTGCTCACCTGTGCCGTCTGTGTTGTACACATAAACACTGCCTGTCCGATTTAAAACATATGGTGCGCTCACCACAATGTGAGTGTCTGATATAGCAACCGACCAACCAAAGAAACCACCACTAACACCGTCACTTGGCGCAATCTTTACTTCGCCAGTGCCGTCCAGATTGTATACATATGCCGCCCCTATGCTGCTGTTATGCATTCTGGCTCCACCTATGATCTTGGTGTCGGACAAAGCAATACCAGAAAAACAAAAGCTATCACCACTACCACCGTCACTTGGCACAATCTTTACTTCGCCAGTTCCATCTAGATTATATAGATATGCCGCACCTTTACCACTGCCAGGATTGTCTTGACTTGCTCCCACTGCAATTTTAGTGTCAGATATAGCAACTGTAGAACCAAACTTTTTGCTTTGATGAGCATCACTGGGTTTAATCTTTAGTTCGCCTGTGCCGTCTGTGTTGTATA